CTTCCATCTTCTTCTCAGGTTTCATTGCGGGCTACATTTTGATGCTTTCGCTTAGTGATTTTATTGTCGCCGGATCAGCCACAACATCAACATGACTAACTTCTACAATCTTTGAAACTACAAAAATACCGTCTTTTTCGTCGCCTTCACCTTGAGCGTTATGTGATAGACCGAAAGCGTCTGGCATGCGTTCGGCGGCTTCGCAGATTCGAGCGGCCATCGGATGAGTTGTCAAGAATTCAAGATCGCCGTAAAGGCCTTCGCCCTCGACAAAATGAATATTGATTAGCTTGCCAAATCGATCGGTAGCACTGCGTGAATCGTCGGCGTGCGCTGGATGATCGATATTAACTTTGACGCCTTCGTACATCTTTTGCGCGGCTTTAACGGCTGATGGCAAATATTGTCGGCCATTGTCGCTAATGAGTCCGAGAACTTTGACTCCACGGATAATGCCATGTTCACGATCGACAACCATACGGTTAGACGATCCGGAACTTTCAACAATGGTGACATAAAACTTTGTGGCCATGTTTATAAGATACAACCTCGATTTCGTTATTGTCAACCGGATACTACTTCTTTCGTTTTTTGATTGGTTTCTTTTTGATAGTTTTGCCCGTTTTCTTTTTTGTTATTTTCTTTGGTTGTGGTTTTGGTTTTGGTTTCTGAACGAACTTTTGCGCCATCCGGATTTTTGGAGCCCTCCACATTTTAGCTTTAGGTTCCGGCAATGTCGGCGTTGCTGACGGAGGTGTTTTCGCTGGCGGCGCTGGTATGCGATGATCGGCGCGCGGATGCGATGTTGGCTGGACCGATACCGGCGGTATACCAGGTGGAGCCATCGGCGGCATTGGACCTATGACGATTGCGTCTGGCGGCGGTTGTTCCGGCGGTAGGTAGCCAAACGTGGCGACTTGTTGCGCAAGATATGCCCTCTCGGCCACGATCTCATCAACAGCGGCTATTCGTGCTTGTCGGCGTCTCGAGGTCTCATTGGCGATCGTATCGTGATTGAGCAATTGACCGGTACGCGGATCAATGACCGACGCCCATTTCAGTTGTTCGCCCGGTTCAAGACGATCTTGGGCGGCACGCAATCGACGCGCGCCAACAGCCCAACGTCTCTCGCTAGGTGGAGCCTGAGCGAACCATTCTTCATATGTCGCCGGATCGGGAATAATGTCGCCTTGCCGATCTGTGAATAAGGCACGCAACGCCGGATCGTTTTCAATGTGTTCGGCTGGCTGAAATACTGGCGACAGATTGCATCGACAATTATGCGCAACCGTGCCATCTTCCTCGATTGGCGGACGTGGCATTCTAAGCATTGATTCTTGACCGGGACGCGGGTTTCGGTAATAGATTGTGCCATTTCGAGCGGCATGATGCGGACGGACTCGCCAATCCATTGTTGCGTTAATTTGGTAGCCAATTATGATATCGCCTAGGTTTTCATAAATTTCAAGATTGGCTTCCGTTGAGCATCGGGTTGATTCTGTTCTAGCCACGCGTCTGGCGGTTGTGCGCACATTTTGAACGGTAGGTGCCATACGTCGAGCCAATTGCCCTGGTGTTTCGCCCGCCAGCATTCCCATAGTCACGTCATGCGCCACCGATTCCGGCGACGCTAACGATGTTTGTTGGGCCATGCGTTGTTGCCACGTTGTTTGCCCTGACGGCGAATACACGATCCGGTCAACAGTTTCCTCATCGTCATCTGGCAATAATTGCGCCTCGATTCGCCGACGTTCCGCCGGTGTTGCTCGACGTCCTTCGGCAATCCTCGTACGTGCGACGGCGTTGTTCTTTTCGCTGGCCATTGCCAACGATAGGTATTCGATCGGCACCTTATCGGCCAGCGTTGCGGCGGTTCGCAATCGTGATCGTTGCACGGCATCACGTAACGCATCAGCCACGCCAGTCATAGCGACTGCTTGAATCTCACGGAGTAATAGTGTTATTTGTCGTTGCATGTCGGATGACAACGACGACGATATGATGGCAAGGATTTTGCGCCAAATCTTTTCAGTCTGGCGATCGATTTTGTCGGCCTGACGATCAATGCGAATAACGGTATCCACGGCATGGATACCAGTTTTCGCGGCCATCACGCTTGATAGATGATTCATTCTGTTATTTCGCCACGCCGTTTCATGTCAAGAGCGATTGCTATTGCTTGATCTTGCGGATAACCTTCTCCGCGCAATTTTGATATTTTGTTGCCGACTTCAGATTTTTCGGATTCACCAGCGACTTGCATAGCTTCCTCTTCATCCGATTGCTCTTGCGCTGGTTGCGATCCATCGCCCGGCATTGGCAATGGCGCGCCTCCTCCCATTTGTTCGGCGTATTCCTGATTGTTTGTTATTTCGGTATCCCAATCGAGACCTAGTTCCTGAGCGACTGTTTGTCGGCTCTTAACGCCCATAGCTACGTATGCCTGATTGGCTTGAGCTACTCCGGCCTTATCTTGGACCTCAAGTTCTGGCGGTGTTGCTGAAATATCCACAAAATCAAGAATATTGATTGGCAACAATCCAGCGTCGGCGGCGTTTTGAATTGCGGCCTTGATGACCTTGAGAAACGGTCGTTTGTACAGTTCTTGTAATCGTTTGCAATGGCGCAAAAATGGCGATTCGGCGGTCATGCTTGAGGCATAGTTGTTGTTGCTGGCGTCGCTCGAAACAAGCCATTCTGGCGCATTGTGGCGGTTGCCAGCGGAACGTAGCAACGCTTGCATGATCTCAAGATGACCTTGCGAAGCAGCGGCTCCAGGCGGCGGAACATAATTCATGCCTTTCGGAATATCAAGGAATGTACCACTTTTGATTTGTTGAAAATCAGTTGCTCTTTGTGTTACCGGACTGTATTGCGCATAGTCTGTTTGAGCGCCAACAAACGCATCGACTTGAGCGAACGATGACGTATCGTATTGCCTGACGCCAGCTATCGCGGCTTGAACGGCGGCTCCATCTCCGAGATTGGCGCGTAGCTTGCCAGCGGCGGCGAATGAATCGAGCGTGTCGTAGGAAAAATCTGATAATCCTCTTTTGATATTGCGCTTAACATTGACCTTGACGTGAACGATCTCGTCCGCTGGAACCTCTTCAGTCGCCATTGGATTATCGCCCTTTTCTCCCATTGGCGAAATGTATGAAATGGCATAGGCTAAAATGTTACAAACGTCATCTAATTCTGTTTTGATGCCGTAACTAAAATCGGCAAGCTGTTCTCCCGGCGGCATGAATACTTGTTCCGGCTCGATGACTCTGACCATCATTTTGCCGTTTTCTTGCGGGAATAATCGTAGGAAAAACTCGCCGTCTTCCCGCGATCGCCAGAACAGTTCTTGCTCCATTTCCGTCCATGCGTTCTGGTCAATAAAGTTATCGATACAATCTTGAACCTTGACCAAAATCTCGTCGGGTACTTCACGATTGGGCTTGCCAACCACGTCGTATTTGTATCCTGATCCAATAACATAACTGCACAACCCGTTTAGCAATCCTTGAGCGTTTGGGTTCATTGTGCTGAGTAATCGAGCCTGAGCGCGGATCAAGCCTAGTTGCTGTTCGGAATACCAGAACGGGAAGTTTCCGCCGTATCGACGATCGGTAGGTTGCGTGATCGGATAAGCTAAGGCGAATCCGTCCTTGTACCTGGCTAACAGGTCAACGTACGCAGTAAGCCAATAATCGGTATCGGCGTTTGATTCTGTTAGTCTCACGGCTTTTTTGAGCCGATTGATTTTGATTTGTTCTTCAAGTTCGATTCTTTGTTGCGATAACGATGGCATGGAATCGGCTGGTTTTATGCCGAAAAACTTTTGAAACCATGTTGGTTGGCTCATGTCACTAACCTCGTCACCATTTTGCCTTGACGGCCATTGTGTAATTCTATCATACAACGTAATGCCATTTCGAGCGCATCCGGCCCATCATCGTGTGAAGCGGTTGGAAAATCTCGCATCTGTTCGACAATGATTTTGTTATGTGGCGTGTCTCGAAAACGAAATAGACGTTGCGACAAGTATGGCCCTAG